GTTTCCGTCACCCCTGCCGGAAAAACGATCCGGCCGACTCGCGCGTCGTCGTCGGCCTCGGTCGCGGCGGCGGCGCATCGGGCGCCGGTCCAACGCGCGCGCCGCGGCTGGTGTTGCAGCGCAGGTGCGCCGGGCGCAGGTTGTCGATGCTGTCGTCGCCACCCTTCGACCGCGGCACGACGTGGTCGAGGGTGAGGTAGAGCGGGTGGAGCGGGCGGACCGAGGTGAGGCATGGCTTGCGGCACAGCCAGCACACCGTGCCCCAGACCTCGATCACGCGGCGCCGCTTGCTCGCCACCTTGCGCCCGCCCCACGTCACGCTCGGCCCTCCAGCCACGAGTCGATCTGCGCGACAAGCCGATCGTCCATGCACCGCCGACACGGCCAGCCTCGCGACGCCCGGTCCAGACGAGACCCCGGGCGGGGCGGGCGGTGCAGCCGACACGCGGGGTCCGTGGCGAGGTGCACCACGTGCACGCGGCGCATGAGCCACAGGGCGAGCCAGTCGCGGAGCACGCTGCACCCCTGACGGTTTGCTGACAGATCGGGGGTGTCGTGTGGTCCTTTATCCACAGGAGCGCCTGTGGATGTTGCTCCATCGTGGGTCGGCGTGGTCATGGCTTCTGGAGGCCCTCTGTCGTCGTGATGAGCCGGTGGAGCTGCTGCCATGCCTGGGCGGCGAGGCCCTCGGCGTAGTGCAGCTCGATGCGGCGCGTCTCGTCGTCCTCGGCGCGGCGCAGGTCGGGCAGGGTCTCCATGACCTCGTTGACGAGGCCACGGGCGATCACGGCGGACAGGTGGACGGCGTCGAGGCCGACAGGTGCGTCGGGGCCGTCGTCCTCGGGCCACGCGGACGGGCCGAACACGTCGCGCGGCGTCGGGGTCGTCGTGACCGGTCGTGGTAGCGGGACGTGACGCGGGGCGCGGCCGAGGGTCGTGGCGAAGATGCCCCGCTCGACGGCCGTCCGGATGCCGCTCACTGGTCGGTGTCCTGCTGGTCGGTGGTGACCGTGCCCTCGGCCTTGATCTGCGCGACGAGCTCGTCGACGCGCTGCTGGGCCTGGTGGACGTCGGGGGCGTCGTTGGCCTTGGAGTCCTTGAGCCACGCGCGGGCGTGCTTGAGCTGCGCGGCGAGGTGGGGGTCGGTCGTCGTCTTGGTGGTGGTCGTGCGGGGCGTGGTGGTCATGTGTCCGTTCCTTCCAGGTCAAGTGCGGGTTGTTCGGATTTGTGCTGTTCTCGGTGTGCTTCCTGCTGGGCCTTGCGGACGCGGTCCCAGAAGTCGGGCGGTGGTGGGGCTCCTGGCGAGGTGTCGCGCTTGAGCCGGGCTGGTAGCTGGTCGGCCTCGGCGAGCACCTGGTAGCGGCAGAGCCCGCAGTAGCGGGAGCCGCCCGGTGTGCCGTGGGTGCAGTCCATCGGCGGTGTCTCCTTCCGAGGTCGTGGTGAGTCGAGCGGGGGTTGGGCCACCTCGGAGGGAGCGGGGAGGGAGCGCGGCCCCCTGTAGCGGCTGGAGACACGTAGACGTGTGCTCAGCCGCTACAGGAGGCCACGGCATCGATTCGCTACCTCGTCGGTCGCTGGTCGGTCGCCTATGGCCCGCGCTCCGGGGATTACTCGGATGCGCCGGGACCGGGATGTTCAGGGCACGTGTCGGGGGCCTTGGACGTGCCCCCGGCGATGAGCAGCTACGCCGCTCCCTCGCGCACCGGGTCCGCCTTCACGCGCCCGTGCCCTCGATCGGGATTGCCCTTTGGTCTCTCCTCACACCCGGGGGCCAGCCGGTGCCCTTCTCCCCTTCTCACGTGCCGACCTCGGGAGCAGTCAGCGGGGGCGCGATATTCGATTGGCTCGTGGGCCGGGGCGTTCCTCCCCGGCACTGCGGGAGGACCTACCCGGCGGGCATGGTGGTCCTGGTGAGCGGCCGTGCCGGGGAAGGGGGCACCCGGCACGGCCGCGGCTCGAGGAACTCGGGGGTCGCGCGCGGCGAGCGGCCGAACCGCTCGGTGTACGCGGCGAGGTACTGCTCGCGGGCGCTCATGCCGCCACCGCCGCGTACTGCATCGGCTGGTGACGCTGGGCCATGAACTCGGTCACGGTGAGGCGACGGTTCGTCGCCCACCACTCGCGCAGCTCGTCCGAGGCGTACCGGTAGGCGCGGGCGCGGGGGCCGGCGAACAGCGACCACGAGTCGATGCCCGCGGCGCGGCCCTCACGGTTGAGGAGGATGCCGTTCGTCGCGTTCGTCGCGCGCTCGTAGACGTTCTCCCGGTAGAGGTCGAACTCGGCGCGCAGCTCGCGCCAGGTGACGGCCGCGGCCTCGAACGGGTTACCCCACTCGGCGCCGTGCGCGTGCCACCACAGGACCGCGTCCTCGAACGGGCTCATAGCCAGCCCTTGTCACGTGCGATCGCGTAGAGAGTGTTGGCGACGTAGCCGACGACGAGGAGCGTCACGAGGACGGCGTCGCCGATCACCGGGCGAGCGCCTTCTCGCGCTGCTGCGCGAGCGCGTCGACCTCGTCGCGATCGAACAGGTAGGCGCCGGTGCGGCCAGGGAGCTTCGCGGTGGGCGTGAGCTCGCCACGGCGGACCATGCGGAACACCGAGCGGTGCTCGACGTCGAGCACCTCGGCGGCCTGCGCCGTGGTGATCTCGTGCTCAAGGTTGACCATGCGGTGAACCGTACGACGGGAACAAGGTTGTGCGCAAGGTCAACCTGGGGAGAAGTGCCCATCTACGCGCTCTTGCGCGCGTGGCCTGCGTGGGTACAAACTTGTGCGCATGACAACGGACGCGAGCGAGGCGGTCGGGTTCATCCCGGAGTTCACGGTGGGCGACCGGCTACGAAAGGCACGGCAGCACACGGGGCTCGAACAGGCGGAGTTCGCCGACGAGCTGGGCATCTCCCGCGGGACGGTGCGGAACTACGAGCTCGATCGGGTGGCGGCGCGCAAGATCGTCCTCAAGGCATGGGCGCTGCGGACCGGTGTGCCGCTGGAGTGGCTGGAGACAGGAAAGAGCCCCCGCCAGGACGGTGGTCCTGACGGGGGCTCCCGCGATGTGCGCCCGAAGGGATTCGAACCCCCAACCTTCTGTTCTGGAGTCTGGCCGGTCGAGGACGAGCTCGCTGAGGTCCTCGCGTTCCCGGGGCGTGCGGCATGAGCGCCCGCCACCACACAGACGCTGCTGCGGGCTGGTGTGGCCGCGAGAACGGCGCCCACACGTGCCGCCTGCCGATCGACCACCCGGGCGACCACGAGTGCGCCGGGTGCCACGACGTGTGGAACCGCGGCCCGTGGGACGACGACGAGGACGCGCCTCACGGGAACTGGCCCGCCGACGACATGTGCGTCGTCGCGATGCTCGGCGAGGACGCCGACGACGTCGAGTGGAGGAGGTTCGCGTGATGAGCGATGAGATGCAGACCTTCCCACCGTCGTCGGTGGCCGGGCTCGCGGCGATCCGCTACCGCGTCGTCGTGCCCGAGCTCGACGAGGACGACGAGCAGAACGACGCGTGACCATGTACCAACTGGACATGCGTACCAACTCGCCTTGGACCGGACAGATCAACTCGTGGCTCGTCGCGATGCGCGCGATCGGACGTCCCGAGACGACATTGCGCACGAGGAGTGAGCACCTGCGGTGGCTCGCAGTGTGGGCGGGCGACCGCCACCCGTGGGACCTGACGACTGACGACCTGCTCGCATGGATGGGCTCGAAGTCGTGGGCGCGCGAGACGCGTCGCGGCGTCCGCTCGTCGCTGCGGTCGTTCTATCGGTGGGCCGTGTCGACCGAGCGCATGACCCACAACCCCGCCGAGGGCCTGCCGTCGATCCCCCCGTCGCAGCCGCGCCCCCGCCCGACCCCCGAGCACGCCTACCGCCTCGCGATCATGACCGCGGGCACCCGTGAGCGGCTCATGCTGCGCCTCGCCGCCGAGTGCGGACTCCGGCGCGCCGAGGTCGCGCAGGTCCACTCACGCGACCTCGTCGAGGACCTCGGCGGCTGGTCGCTCGTCGTGCACGGGAAGGGCTCCCGCGAGCGTGTCGTGCCGCTGCCGGTAAGCGTCGGCGTCGAGCTGCGCACACTCGGCCGCGGGCACGCGTTCCCCGGTGACGATCACGGGCACCTGTCGCCGCGGTGGGTTGGGACCCTCGTCTCGCGCCTGCTGCCCGAGGGCTACACGATGCACAGCCTCCGGCACCGGTTCGCGACCCGCGCCTACGCGGTCGATCGCGACGTGTTCACGGTCCAAGAACTCCTGGGGCACGCCTCCCCCGCGACGACGCGGGTCTACGTCCAGTTGCCCGACGACTCGAAACGGCGGCTCGTGGAGGCCATCGCGTCGTAGGGCTAGCCTCGGAGCCATGCCGCTGACACCCGAGAACTACCGACCGTCGCCGGGCGAGGACCGACGACCGGCGCCCGTCACACGCGCCGCACCCGAGCCCGAGCCGCTGCGCCCGATGTCGGGTGTCGCGATGTGGTGGGCGATCCTGACCGTTGCCGCGGGACTGCTCGCCGGGATCGGCACGGCCGCGGGGGTGCCGTTCCTTGTGATGCTCGGCGTGGTCGCGGGGTGCGCCGCGGCCGTCGCGCTCGTGCTGCTCGTCGTTCGGGCAGCACGAGCGCTCGACGAGCTCGTGCGCCGCTAGCCTCCGCGGATCGCCGGTCCGAGCAGAGACCAGGCGAGGGCGCCACCGGACAGCACGACCGCCCACGTCGACCACCATGGCGCGCGGCGGCTGTTGAGGTCGGCGCGCAGTGCGCCAATCTCGCGGCCGTGCGCCGAGAAGTTCCGGTCAACGGTCTCGTTGCGCTGCGTCCACTCGCCGCGCTGGACGTAGGTCTTGCGGTCGTCGCGCAGCTCGACCCGCATCGCTCCGACGTTCTGGTCGAGCGACGCGACCTGCTGCGTGAGCGCGGCGAGAGCGACGTCGGTCGCGGTGGGGGGCTGCGCCGTCATGCGCCCGAGCGGGTCGGGCGGTACCCGAACGCGAGCGCGTTGGCCGCGCCGGATATCGCGACGGCTACCGCGGCCCACGCGGGCAGGTCGAGCGCGATGAGCGATGGCGCGACGGCGAGCCCGAAGGTGAGTCCGACGACGTAGGCGACGGTGCGGACTGCGGGCGGGACGGTGGGTGTGGGCTGCTCGTCCATCACGCGTCCTTGTCGAGCGCGGTGACGATGCGCGTCACGAGCTCGGTGCCGATGGTCGCGGGCTGCCCGAACGCGGCCGTGAGCTGCGCGCGCTCGCCGCCTTCGAGCTTGGGCACGGACACGTGCTTGTCCGGCGAGAGGACGAGCACCCAACCGGCGTTGTCGTTGCCTCGGACGATGAACGGGTACGCCATGAGAACCTCCGGGTCGTAGTGCTTCTTGGGGGGCGGGGTGGGAGCGGGTGCGGGCGACGGGCTCGGCGCGACGCCGAGCCGGGCGGCGAGGTTCCACGACGAGCCATCGCGGTCGTGGCCATCGACAGACCGGATGCTGACGTGGATGTGGTGGCGGTGCGCGTTCGGCCCGGTGTACGGGTGCCACCACGGCCGGTCGACGTACCAGATCCGGCCCTCGTAGATCACGTACCGGACGCGGGGGTCGGTGATGATCGCGTTCACGAGGGGCATCGCCTCCCCCGCCGCGGTGAGACCGGCGACGAGATCCTCGTCGATATCGAAGGCGCGCACGATGCCGGGGGGCTTCGAGCGGCGGTCGGGGTTGTGGTCGGACGGCCGGGCGGAGTGCGAGGTGTCCCCCACGGTGCCGTCGGAGCTCTTGTCGCGACCGGAGAACAGAGCATTGATCTCGTCGCGAAGCGTGACGAGCGGCGGGGCGAGGTACCAGCTCACGTCGCCGCCACGAACGACACGCCCGCGATGGACAGGTACGCCTGCCCGAGGGTCCAGGCGCGGGCGGTGAGCCACCCGAAGTCGACGTTGCCGTTGGGCTTCACGGAGATGAGCGCCTGCTCGAACGACCCGGAGGCGTACTGCCCGAGCGTCAGGACGCGAATCTCGGCGGGGGGTCGGTAACCCTCAGGGAGGTTCGCGACGGTCTGCCCGACGGTCGTCGCCGGGATGGTGGTGCCCGTTCGCCAGACCATGCCGGACAGGCCGACGAGCCCGCCCGCGGCGCGAGTGGCGAGAGCGCCTTGGAACGACCCGGCGACGCCCCACCCGGCCGACATGAGGGGAGAGACGGGGTTCGCCGTGTCGAGCGCGGTGAGCTGCGCGTCCACTGCTTCTGCGAGGACCTGGAGGTCCCGTGGGGGGTCGTTCGCGGATGCCAGGCTGGGGTACGGCAGGCCGCGGTTGGGTGTGGTGGGCATGGTCAGGCTCCCGTGTGGATGGTGACGGTCTCGGGCTGGCGGGTGTGGACGGACATGGTCCCCGCGGGCAGGTCGAACACGACCCGGGCGACGAGCGCGCGTTCCTGCCCGCCGAGCGGGAACGTCGCGGTGACGGTCTGTTCGGGGCGCAGCCAGTAGGCGGCGACGGCGCCCTCGAGGTGGATTCGGCGCCCGCGCGAGAGGGTGCGCACGAGCAGCGCGGACGCGGCCTGCTGGGCTGCAGCTTCGCTCCCGGCGTGGTTGTGCGTCACGACGCGACCGCGCCGGGTCCCGGTGGTCACGGTGCCGTGCGGGCCGTCCCGGTCCTCGGCCCACCCGCGCGCCGCGCGCTCGACACCGGCAGCGTCGCGCCACACGAACTCGACGAGTACGTGGTTCGCGAACTCCTGCAGGTCGAGCGCGACCTCGGTCGCGGTGAGGGAGCCGCGCGGGCCGGTGCGCAGGTCGTGCGCCGCGGCGCCTGCCCGGTCGGGCTGGTCGACGACGTAGAAGCCGGTGAGGCCGTCGTGGTACGCGACGGCGCCAATGCGGTCCGTGAGGTCCTGGACGGTGGACCACACTCCCGCGGGCTGCACGACGAGCGGCTCCGTGCCGATCGATTGCCCCGCGGCCGGGCTGAGGATCGTCACGGACTGGGTATGCCCGAGCCCGAGAAGGAACGCGAGCACGGTCCCGACCGCGGTCCCGGCCGCGAACGTCGCGGGCGCGTCGAGCGTGTAGTCCTGCACGAGGAACTCGTCCGATCCGGCCAGGAGTGTGACGTCGGCCTGGGGGCGGCGCACGACCCGCTCGCGTAGCCCGAGGTCGCACAGCCGGTGCAGGTCGACCGTGCGGTCGGCGTACCGGTACCCGGTCCACACCTCAAGCCGGGTGCCGGTGCGGGGGTCGAGGAAGTCGAGGAGCTCCTGGTCGCCGAGGCCGATCGCGCCGTTGAACATGAACCGCGGCGCGGTGTCCTCGTCGATCGTGACCGTCGCCGTCGTGAGCGCGAGATCGTGGCCGAGCTCGGGACCGAACGCGGGCCGGTACGCGATCACGCGGTGCAGGTGCTCGACGCCGTCGAGGAGCCGGGTCGCGACGTCGGGGACGTAGGGGTCGGTGAGCGCCATCACGCGACCTCGATCGGTCCGTTGAGCCGGTCGGCGTAGGTCGCGAACTCGCGCAGGTCGGGCCAGTACGTCGCGTTCCGTTCGGCACCGGCGCGGTAGTTCCACTCGGCGTCTCCGGCGACAGGTGCGGTCGGGAACGCGACCTCGACATAGTCGAGCGCGACGTTCCATCGGCGCGGGCGCGTCCTCGCGTCATAGATCGCGGTCCTGACGTTGTCGGCGAGGAAGTACATGTCGATTCCGGCGTACCCGTCCTGGCGCCACAGGACCTCGTCTCCGGCGTCGAACAGGTGCGTGAACTCCAGCGCGCGCTCGTACGTCTCGAACCACACGACCATGCGTCCGCGGCGTCGGCGCAGCGGCCCCTTCGTCACGATCGGGTCGGCCCGGTCGATGACGACGTGCACGACCCCGGACGACGCCTGCCCGGCGTCGTAGGTCTCGACGAGCCGCGCGGACTCGGTCAGGCGCGGCGTGACGACCTGGGTGAAGCGGTTGCCGGTCACGTTGAGGCGGGTCTGCGCGGTGGCGACCTCGGTCGTGGTCGAAGGGTCCGGCACGTCGATGCGCTGCGTCGCGACCGTGTACGTGATGAGGCCCGTGAGCGCGGCCTCGTGGTCGGTCACGAGGTACGTGCCGTCTTCCATACGCACGCCTGCGACCGCGCGCACGTCCCGGGCGCCGTTGCCGTCCGACCGCGTGAGGCCCACGACGCGGCGCACGTCGTCCAGCTCGTCGACGAGATCCACCCGGGCGTAAAACGCGACGAGGGAAGCCTCGTCGCCCGGGCGTAGGGCGAGCGCGTTGACGAGCTGCGCGCGCACGACGTGCGAGGTCGCCGTCGCGACGAACCGGACCCGGACCCATCCGCCCCACCCGGGTGGCGAGACGCCGTCGACGACGCCGTCGACGACGAGCCGCACCCACGGCGGGGCCGTGTCGTACGGGACGCGGCCGGGCGCCATGTAGACGCGCGCGGTGTACGTCAGGCCGACGGTCAGGCCGGTCACGGTGAAGTGCTGCCCGAACGTGTCCTCGGTCAGCGCGACGTCGCCCGCGCTCGTGTTCGTGAGCGAGAACGCGACGCCGCGGGCGCCGGGCGGGCCGGGGAGGTCGGCGTAGACGGCACGGGTGATCGTGGACGGCAGGGCGCCGTAGCGGGTCCACAGGGCGTCGTCGGCGGGCTCCGCGTAGGTCTCGAACACGGCGCGCGTCGAGGGGGTGGTCTGCACGACGTACGCGTAGATGGACAGCAGGCCGGGCTGCCCGCCGGTCGTGTCGGCGTGGAACTCGAGCCGGTGGTCGTTCGCGGTCGCCGTCCACTCGAGCACGAGCACGGTGCGCGCCGGGTCGCCGTCGGCGTACCCGCCGATCGACGCGCGGCCCGCCGCGTTCTCGTAGTAGGGCTTCACGGGTTGCCCGTCGACGCCGAACGTGAGGGTGCCCATGTCCTCGAGCGCTCCCCCGCCGGTCGAGGTGAAGTCGCCGCCGACCATCACGCGGTACGTCTGCCCGATGACGAACCCGGACACCGGACGCGAGATCGTGAACATGCCACCCGGCTCGATCGTGAAGCGCAGCCCGTAACCGCCCACCGACACCTCGGGCGTCACGCCAGCCGGGACGTCCCAGAGTGCGAGCTCGGCCGCGGCCGCGGTCGCGTCGAGCTCGTAGACATCGACGTTGACCGCGTCCTCGTACCCGTCCTCGCGCGCCTCGACGCGCAGGCGAACCGTCGCGTCGAGCGTGTTCGGGGTCGCCGTGATGTAGGTCGTCATACCGGCCTCATGCTCCCTACCTGGACCTGGGCCTTGACGACCGGCGGGTTGATCATGCGCGCCGCGGCGTCGACCGCCGCCTGGAACGCGGACTGCACCACGTTGGGCTTCACCTCGACGGTCGCCGTCCCGCCGTGGATCGAGTCGATAGCGACCTGTGTCGAGGTCACGGTGCCGTCGTCGGTGACCTCGACGACCTTGCCGTCCGGCATGGCAGCGAGCGAGCGTGTCGCGCCGTCGACCGTGACCGTGAACGTCTGGGCCTGCCCCGTGCTCGCTGCCATGGCGAGGGCGTTCTCGGTGGCCTTCTGCGCGGCGTACGCGTCGGCCTCAGCCTTGGCGGATGCGGCTTCGGACGCGGCGTTCAGGGCGTCGGTGTTGGTGTTGTACGTGCCGGTCACGTCGCCAACGACGCTGTCGAGCGCGGACATGTCCGCGCCGAGGTCCGTGATGGCCTGCCCTGCCGCGACCTGCTGCTCGGTCGTCGTGAACTGCTGCGCGGCGAGGTCGGCTTGCTTCCGGGCGAGGTCGTCCGTGATCGAGGCGGCGCGGTCGTTGACGAGGTTGAGCGCGTCCTGGTCGCCTGCCATGGCGCGGAAGATGATCCCGCGCTCGACGCCGAGCTCGTTCGCCGCCTTGGTCGCGGTGTTCATCTTCTCGGTGTCCTGCACGAATTCGTCGACGCTCGCCTGGATCGACAGTTCCCGCCCGAGCTCGGCGCCGGACTCGACGATGTTGGAGAACGCGGTCGAGAACGTCGCCTCGAACTGGGCGGCCTTCTCCTCGGCGGCCTCGAGGAACGGGCCCGCGAACATCTGCACGACCGACGCGCCCGCTAGCCCTGCCGCGGTCCCGACCGGACCCCCGAGGGTCCCGACCTGGACCATGGTGTCCGTGATGCCGTCGATGATGGTCCCGGCGTCCTCGGCGGAGAACCCGTCCTTGAACCCGCGGGCGGCCTCGGCGCCGGACTCGGCCATGTTGGACACGAGCTCGGCCTTGAGGTCGGCCTTGAACACGTCCTCGGGCGTGAGGGCGTTCTCCTCGAACGAGTCCTTGATCTCGCGGGCGGACTCCTTCACGCCGTCGAGCGCCTTGGTCAGGTCGCGGTCGAGGACGCGGGCGGTGTCGTCCGCGGCGTCCTTCGTGTCCTTGAGCCCGCGCTCGGCGTCGCGGGCGCCGTCCGCGACGTCCTCCAGTCCGCGGTCAGCGTCCCGGGTCGCGTCGTCGACCTTGTCGAGGGCGTCCGCGACGCCGTCCAGGGAGTCCGCGGTGCTGGAGAGGTTGCGCTCGGCGGCGGTGGTCTCGGCGTCGAGCTTGATCTCGATCGGTCGTCCCACGGGTCATCTCCCTTCGAGTGCGCGTTCGATGGACTTCTGGGCGCCGTCCACGACCCAGAGCCCGATCACCTGCGGGACGGTCTGCGCGACGGCGGGGTAGACGATGTAGCCCTGTCGGCGACGGAGCCTGATCTGGCGGGACGCGCGCCGCTCGACGAGGTGGGTCCCGCCGTTGGGCGAGCGGCGCCGGTAGCGGGTGTAGTGCTCCTTGCGGTTGGTGCCGAACTCCATGGGCCGGGCGAGGTCGGACGGGGCGGCGCCGCCACGCATCTTGCGGTTCGACGCTCCGGCGACGAGGACCGCGGGGAGCCCGGCACGTACTCGGGTCCCCGCGGCGAACGTGACCTGCTGGGCGTGGACGAGCCCGTCCGCACCGCGTGCCTTGTCGACCTCGGCCTTCCAGATGGTGCCGATCTGGGATCGCTGCGCCTTGCGCAGGTCGTTCTTGAGCTCGCGGGGCAGCGCCCGGAACCGGCGCTGGACGGCGCGCAGGTGGTCCCGGGACGCGCGATCGACCGAGATGCTCATCCCTCGGGGACGACCGGCGCCGGGTAGATCTGGGTGCCGTCCGCTGCCGTGATGGTGGGCTGCCCGTTGATCCGCATCGCGGACGTCGCCGTCGCGACTCCGCGACCGCCGCCCACCTGGGACGGGAACTTCACGGTGACCACACCCGTGGCGGACTCGCCGTCCGGGTCGCCCTTGGGGTAGAGCTTGAACGGCAGGGTCTGCCCGTGCTTGGACATGAGGGTGGCGGTGAGGGTCGCGTTGCTGGACAGGTCCTGCCCGAACTCGACGTTGAGGACGTGCTGGGGCTCCTCGGTGTCGTAGATGTCCTCGCCGGAGATCGGACGCCACTCGACGTCTCCGACCGTGACGGACACGTTCGCGTTCGAGATGGCGCCGCCGTACGTGGCGCCACCGAGGTCGAGCTGGGCGTTCTTGATGTTGAGGATCTTGTGGACGACCGAGGAGGCCATGGCCGGGGTCCTTTCAGGAGAGCGAGAGAGGGGCGGTGACGACGACCTCGACGGCGGGGAAGCCCCCGCGGTCGGGCAGGGTGAGGGTCCCGGGCTTGCCGACCTGCTCGACGGACCACTCGGACGCCGACTCGTACAGGGCGTCCAGGACCGCGCCGAGGATGTCCTCGACACGCTCGGGTCCGGCCTCGGGTGTCCCGTTGCTGCCGACGACCTGGACGACGAACCGGAACAGGCCGGACCGCCAGGGCATCTCGTCGTCGGTCGTGACGATCCACGGGTCGCCGGGCTCGATGAGGAGCGCGGGCGCCGTGAAGGCGTCCGGCCACCGCTCGTGCACCGGGACGCCGTCCCCGTGGTCCTGGACGGGCGCGAGGGCGGCGGCGAGGTCGGCGCGTGCGGCGGCGGGCCTCATGCGAACGGCCCGGCGATGTAGCGGTCGAGGATCGGGTACGCCGTGACCATGGGGTCGATCGGCGCGAGCGGCTCCAGCGGCTCGCCCTCCATGTTGTAGGAGGGCGAGCCGTTGGGTGCGGTGCGGCGGAGCCAGAGCTTCGACCCGACCTCGTAGACGGTGCCCTCGATCGCGGCGACGTCCTCGGGGTTGAGCACGAGCGCGTTCGCCGACCGGATGTAGTCGTTGACGAGCCCGAGCGCCTGGAGGTACGTCGCCGCGGCGAGCGCATCGTCTCGGCCGGCGGAGCCGCCGACGTGGTCGCGCAGCTTCGTGCCGCCGTTGGGGTCGAGGGGCAGCAGCATCGGTCAGGCGCCAGCCACGAGCGGGACGATGCCCTTGGGGCGCTGCACGAACGAGGACACGTAGGTGTACATGCCGATGGGCTTCGTGAGGTCCACGACGTTGAGGTCGTTGGTGATGCGGAACGGCGCGCCGGGCGCCTCCAGCGTCTTGACCGAGCGGGAGTCGAACGCGAACACGGTGCCCGCGGCGGCCTTGGGGAACAGGCGGACGGTGAGGCCCGCGATGTCGCCGTCGGGGGTCTTGGTGTTGATCGTCAGGCGCCCGAGCTTGTCGTCGGGGGCGCCCGCGATCTGGAGGATCGACTTGTCGGCCTGGACGTTCGCGATGGCGAGGAACACGTCCTTGGCGACGAGGATGCCGTCGAGGAGGAGGTCCTGGTCGTCGAAGTGCTCGTAGACGTCGAGGACCATCTCGCGCAGACCGGCCGCGGTGGTGAGGTCGGCCGTGACGACGCGGGCGCCGCCCGCGGTGACGGACGCGTTGTAGCCCGCCGTGACCACCGAGCGCGCGAGGCCCTCGGTGTACTTCGCGGCCTTGAGCGCGATGGCCTCCCACGTGGTGTCGAGGAGGTTGATGTTGGTCGTCCGCTCGATCGCCTGGATCGAGAGGGACGAGTAGCCGCCCGCGGTGTAGACCGGGGCGTTGGCGGTCGTGAGCGAGACCTTGCCGTGGACGAGCGTGTTGCCCTCGGCGACCTGCCGCTGGAAGTCGGTGGTGTCGGTGTCGAGGACGCCGTACTCGACGGTGAGGCCCTGCGGGGGCAGGGCGCCGGTCGAGAACGTGTTCACGATCGGCTGGGCCTGCGACTGGAGCTCGACGATGTCGCCGATCCACTGGTCGGTCAGGATGCCGTCGGCCGACGTCGCGTCGACCGCGCGGACGGCGTCGGGCAGGGCGCGCAGCGCGCGCTCGTCGCCCGTGACCGCGGCCTTGACGTACTCGCCGACGGAGCGGAACACGTCCACGTGCTCGGCGCGCTGGCCGGGGATGCCCTCGGTCTTGAGGAGGGTGAGGTTGCGGTCGAACTCCTCGACGCTCGCGCGGAGCGCCTCGACGTCGGAGCGGGTGGCGGGCTCGGTCTCGGGGGGCATGGGGTTCTCCTTGGATGCGGTGCGGTGGCGGACGGTGGCGACCTGGGCGCCCTCGTAGGCGGGGAAGGGCACGAGGGAGACCTCGCGGACCTTGACCTTGCTGTGGATGAGTCGGACGGTGTCCGTCTCGGTGTCGTGCTCCTCGCGGTACTCGCCGAAGTCGAAGCCGATCGACATCCGGTCGATGACGCCGTCGCGCAGGAGCGTGTACGCCTCGTCACCGCGCGGGGTCTGGGAGATGACGCCCGTGATCTCCCACCCGCCGTCGGTGTCGCGGGCGGCGGTGATGCGGCCGATCGGCTCGGCGTGGCGCCAGAACACCTTCGCGTCGTCGGAGTCCTGCACGGCGCCGTGCTCGAACTCCTCGGTGTAGGTGCCGAACCAGTCGTTGATCTGGACGGGGTCGCCGTAGGGGACGGCGATCCCGGAGAACTCGCGCTTGCCGTCCTCGGTCTCGGCGCGGACGGCCATCTCACGGACGTGCAGCTCATGCATCGGCGGGCTCCTCGGCGGGGACCGGCGCGGGCGCCGGGGCGGTGGGCTTGGTGTACGTGGGCAGGCCCTCGATGCTCTGCGCGTAGTGCGCGGAGTAGAGGCCGGTGTTGATCGCGACCTGGTGCGCCTCGTAGCGCGTCTTGGTGTCGGTGCGGAGGAGGGCGTCGACCTTGAACCGGACCTCCTGCCCGCGGGGCAGGACGTCGGTGAGCGCCATCTCGATCTCGCGCAGGTAGGACATGAGCGTGTAGCGCACGAACCAGATGTCGACCTGCTCCTGGTTGCTGTACGTCTCGGACGACCCGTCGACGACGGCGAGGAGGTACGGGGCCGGGATGCCGAACATGCGCGCGATCTCGGTCACGGAGAACTGCCGCGACTCGAGGAACTGCGCGTCGGCGGGCTTGAGCGTGACCGGGCTGTACGTCAGGCCCTGCCCGAGGACCGCGAGCTCGCTCGGCTTGAACAGGTTCCTGGCCTGGGTCTTCCAGTCCTGGGCCTGCTGGGGCGTGAGCTTCTGCTCGGTGGTGAGCGTGCCGTTCGGGATGCCGGACTGGTCGAACCACTCGGACGCGTAGTCGCGCAGGTCGATCGACCCGCGGAGCTCGGCGCGGCACGCCTCGATCGGACCGAGCCCGTACAGGCGACCGGGGATGCGCATCTTCTGCAGGTGCTGGACCTGCCACGCCTTGAGCGGCTCGCCCTTCCACGCGTACTCGGCCGGGGTGCTGCCCTTGGCGGCGCGCGTGACGGCGACCTCGTGGGCGGGCATGACCTCCAGCGAGATGACGGGGTCGGCCGGGCCGGTGCGGTGCTTGCGCCAGAACGCGTTGCCGGTGGCGGCGAGCGACGTCGTCGTCTGCTCGAAGAACGCGGCGCGCGGGAGGTTGAGGTCGGGCTTGGCGACGAGCGACGGGGTCTCGATCTCGACGCCCTGGCGCCACACACCGCACGAGAGCTGCGAGACGGCGACGGCGACGATCTCGAACGACCGGTAGACCGACGAGAGGGTGAGCGCCTGGTCGGCGGTCACGAACCGGGAAGCCTCGGACCGCGAGGGCGGCAGGAGCGGTGCGTCGCCCTCGGCTCGCCGCGCGATGACCGCCGCGTCCCGCACCCGCTGGAGGAGTCCCATGGGGACTAGTAGCGGGAGGGTGGGGGGGTTCTATCGAACGGGGCGTGTCACTTGCCGCGGAGCTGCCTCGGGACGTCGTGCTCGCCGGGGTGCGCGCGCAGCTCGTGGTGCCGGGCCTGCCGCAGCGCGGACGCCCGGTCGACGTCGGGCATCCCGCGCCAGGTGCAGCACGTGCACAGCGGGAGCCACGTGCCGCCGCCGACGTCGACCTTTGCTCGTGCCACGGGTGCTCCTCAGTAGATCGGGATGGTCGAGTCGACGCGGTCGGCGTACCAGGCGGCGACCTCGGCGGCGATGAGCGGGTTAATGGGTCCGAGCGAGTGGCGGCGCGAGAGCGCGGTCGCGTCGCCCGCGGCCTTCTCGGCGGCGACCTCGATCGCGGCGCGCAGCGCGGGCGAGGCGTCGTGGAGGAACGTCGCGTCCTTGAGGTGGGCCTTGAGGTTGGTCCAGGCGGTCGAGGAGTCGCGGCCGGTGAGGACCTCGACGTCGTACCCGCGGCGCCCGAGCTCGTCGGTGACGTTCCGCGCGGGTCCGCCGTCGTCGGCCGCGAGCACCCCCGGCGCGGGGTAGTCGGGGTGCTCGCCGTCGAGGACCTTGGCGAGGAAGTCGGCCAGCCACGCCGCGCCCTCGCGGTGCTCTACGGCCTTGAGCTGGAGCGTGCCGTCGTCGTCGCGCCATGCGGCCCACACGGACGCGGACGAGCGGTCGACGGCGACGTCGTAGCCCCACGCCATCGACTCCGGCGCGGGCGGCTCGGGGTCAGCCTTCCGCGTGCGCTGGTCCCACTTGGCGAGGTCGAGGACGGTGTTGTCGCGGACCTTGGTGGAGACGTTCATGAACCCGCGCAGGAAGTCGCCGTGCGAGTTGTTCTCGGGCTTGGCTTCCTCGGCGAGGTCGTCGAGCGTGATGAGGCCATCGAGCCCGGGGTGGAAGTCCCACGACCCGGGGTCGTAGGGGTCGAGGTCCTCGTCCATGGACCACTCGAAGTAGGCCATCTTGGAGTGCGGGTCGGTGACCGCGCCGCGGCCCGCCTGGACAAGGGCGTTCCACCATTCCGACGTCTGCTCGCCCGCGGCCGAGATCACGAAGAGCTGCCGGTCGGCGCGCGTGATCTGCGCCGGTCGAATCGCCTTCATGAGCCCGGCACCGTCCTCGGCGGTGAATGCCCAGGCTTCGTCCACGAGAACAATGGGCGGGGTGTATCCGTGCAGCGACTTGGGGCCGGGTGCGAATGGCGCGATATAGGACCCGTTCGGGAATAGGCATTGCTGGTCACCATTGCCGCGCTTCACGTTCCCGAACGGCGGCTTGACGAACGATCCGAACGCGTCCGACGACTCGATGTCGGCGACGAGCTGCTCCCACCGCTTGCCCGCGTCCTTCCCGTGCTGCGCGGTCATGAACGCCTCGGTCCCGGGCCGCGACAGTGCCCGCTCGAGGAAGATCGGGCGCAGGAGCGTCGTCTTGCCGGTCTGGCGCGGGAGCGAGATCACGACGAGCTGGTAGCGGTAGCGCAGGCGCGATCCCGGCGGGTTGAGCTCGGTCGCGACGTCGGCGATGTACTGCTGGTGCGGCTTGAGCGCGCGCCCCATCTCGGCGGCGAGGACGGCGACCTTGCCTCCACGGGTGGGCAGGTCGGGGTTGCGGCGGGTCGCGTACCGCGGCGGGCGCGCCAGGTCCTCGGGGGCCATGGCGCGTCCGGCCGGCGGAGCGACGAGCGCGCTACTCGGCATCGGCCAGCGCCGCGGCGATGCGGTCGAACTCGGACGTGACCGCCTGCTGGACGGTGGGCAGACCGTCCGCGATGTCGACGATCCGCGAGAACAGCATCCCGGCCGCGGTCGTGAGCTTCATCCTGCCGAACTCGATGTCGAGCTGACGAGCGCCCTGGAGGATGAGCTCGACCTTGAGCGAGTGCGTCGCGTCGAGCGCGTTGTACTTCTTGAGCGCATCGATAGACGCGTGCGCGGCGTGCTCGATCGGGCCGTCGCCGTCCTTCCGGTTGGGATTGTCGAAGAGTGTTCCCTGTCCGGTGCTCATCTTCTCGCTCCTTTCGCTAATCGGGCCGAACTCGGTTTTTTTTGGCGGGATCGGGGGGAAATGGAAAC